TGACCTTCGGGTAGTTTACTGCAAACCTCTGCCTCTGTGAAAGAGGTTTCTTTTTGTAGTTTACCAAATCGTGGAGGTGGTATATCAATGAATGAGACTGGTTTGTTTTGTACACCAGTCTCACCACTTTTATAATTCTCCATCACATACTCTTTATACAAAGAGTCATCTAGGTTCTTAATTAGATTGCCTAGATTTGTACCGACACTGCAATTGTGACAGCGATAGAACAAACCATTGCCTTTTTGATACACATACCCTCGGGCTTTGCTTTTGTTCGTTTGACTATCACCACAGATTGGGCAAGAGAAGTTCCATAGGTAAGAATCTTTTTGCTTGAAGTTACGCAAGCGTGAAGATACTAATTTAATATATTTTGAGTCAGTAGATATTGCCATAGACCATAATATAACACATCCTCAAGCATTTGTCAACTCATCAGAATAGTTTACCTATTAGTTCCGGAACATTGACCTGTGACAATAACCACACAATTACAACTATGCCGCCGGCTGCCATCCATTTCCACTCCATAATCTTTTTGAGTTCGTTGTCTTCCTTCTCATTATGTTCAGTAATCTGGTCACGTAGACCTTTGATTTCATCCATAATTCTTCGTTCGGTGAGTTCCAACTTGTCAGACAGACTTCGATCAACAGTGGTGATTCTAGAATGTAGGTCTTTAATGTCAGCCACAGTGTCTTGTTTTCTTCTGTCCATATCTACGTATATTTGATTGACCAAACGGTCTTGGTTGTCCATTAATCGTTCAATAACTTTATCGATTTTATCGCATAATTGAGTTAAGGTTGATACCTGAGTTTTCAGGACACCAACATCAACCTTCACACCAACTATGTCTTGATCGGCCGCCATCATTTCTTCTCAGGTACTTTAGTGCCTTCTAACTTCTTATGCACTTTGATTTTTTTACACATTTGAGCCTGTTTACCTGTTTTCTTATCGATAACTGGTTTACCTGCTTTGTCTACCTTGTCGTGACAAACTTCTTTCATTTTGGCCTCAGCATACACACCTGTTGCAGCAAAGGCAATAGCAATAGCGGTTAGAATCTTTTTCATAAATTTCCTTAGATGAATGGTTGTGGCGCAGCTGGCGGTGCAGCTTTACCGCCGAAACCTGTTCCGACCGGATCTGGTGTGCTTGTTACATTAAACCCGCCACTAAATGCTGTTGGTGTTGGTATTGGTGTTGATACATTTGATGCTGAACCTGCTATCTTTTCTTGTGTGCGGCCAAATGCTGCGATACCTAGAACGGCACCCATAGCAATGTGAAATAGTCCAGCACCCTGTAAAGTCAGTGGGTTCCATTGTGTAATTGGTGAATCAGTAATTGTTTGTAGTAATGACCATGCAATTGGAAATACAACCATGTCCATCATACAAACTAACATATACATCCAGCCCATTGCAGGACGCCATTTTTTTTGCATCCAATCTTCGTCTTTTGTCATATTAAACTCCTAGTACGTGTAAAGCGTGTTCATAATGTTTAATACGGTCCTCAAGTCCGATGGTGCCGCCGTTGATTCGTTTCGTTAATGTGAGTATATCACCTTTGTCTGCCCATTGGTTTAGGTTGTTTGATTCCCAGAACCAACATGCGGATTGTGCCGCGCCTTCAAATGTGGCCAAATACTCAGATACTTCTTCTGGTGTAATTTCCAATGAATCTGCAAATGCAGTGTAGTTCTGTTTGCCCGTCAATTGAATTAGGCCACGACCACAATATCGGTAACCATCGCCAGAGGCCTCATCACCATTGCCCATACGATTAGCATAGACACGATTAGCAATGGCTTCTTGTTTGTTTGGCATTGAACAGTATTGATTTGCAATAGAATCGTCAGTAAAATACTTTGGAAAAATTTTGCGTAGTGTAGCAGGACGATAGTTTAGATTCTCTTTGAGTACCATAAAACCACCAGATTCGTGAGCACACTGAGCAACAAATGCTGCAATTCTTTGTGGTGTATTAATCTCATACTCTGGCAATAATTGTTCTAATGCATTGTACCAATAATCAAGATAAGGATTTTTTGGTAGAAGTTGTTTTAGTTGTTCTTTAGTTAGTTGCATTTTTCACCTCAAATTGATAACGCTACATTGCACACTTGTACGATATAACGGAATGCCTGTTCATTGTCTGCACATTCACGAGCAGCCCGTACATCTTTAATCTCATTAATGAGATAATTTCTCTCTTCTTCATTAATGTTACCTAGTTGGCATTGTTCGACAATGGCCTGTATTTCTTGTTCTAGTGGATGCATCATCGTCCTTCCCATGCTGATCTTGCGGCTTCGATTCTTTGTTCTGCTGTTCTTTTACCTATTTCACAAAATACTTTACTACCACCTAGACTCATCTTAACCACATGGTTGTGCAGGCCGACAATATTCTCTTGTTGTGGGTCTTTACGCCAATTGACATATGCCACCATCAATTCAGTTTGAGTGGTGACCTTAGACCAGTTTGCTGATGTGCAATCAACTTTACGCAATTCATTATCTGTTATTACCAAATAATTGAACATCACAGGGTCATGTGGCCTTGGCCAATATTTCTCAATTGTGGTACAACCACTCAATAAGACAATACTTAGAACTATTAATATTTTATTCATAAACATATTTATACCTTCTTTTTATCCTTTTTACGCCACTCCAAACACACAACTTTTCGATTGTATACATCACCAGTCCAAGTCCATTTCACACATTCGTATTCTGCTGCGGCATAACCTAGTGCAAATGACAATATTAAACTCGACACTACGATATTACCTTTTTATGTTAGTTTATTGACACCATCCATAATATAAGCAATAATCGTACTAGCTTTCATCCCGGTAGCACTCTAAGTATGTCTAACATCAGTGGAGCCATGATACAGTAACATATTAATTTGAATAATATATCAATAGGTTTTTCATAATCAAATTTTTCCGGTCTCACCGGCCGCATCCTTGTTTATTACAGTATTCAACGAGTTCGTAAAGACCAATGGCTAAACCAGCTGTAACAAAAATAATGAATACAACAGCAAATAATATTTCTAATTGCTCTTGCTCCTTTTTTTTGCGTCTTTCTTCTGATTCTTTTGCTCTTCTTGCATCATGGGCGGCTTCTACGTCCATGGCTTGTGATCGACTTTTTATTTTATTCCACACATCAATTTTGCCGGCCTGCATGAATAGGAGTTGTAACTCTTCTTCAAACCTTTTGGCTTGATCTAGAGCCATCTCAATTTGTATGGCTGTACCCATACTAGATTTATTTTTATTATTTTTGGCTTCTACTACAGCCTTTGATGCGGTACTTTTTGCATCAAAATATTTTCCTAATACCGGGCCCAAGGACGAAACATCGTCCACAGTTTTGGAAACTTTTTTAATTAATGCGACAGCGGCTTGTATGCCAGCCAGTGCGGTTAGTGGATCAATCATATTATATAATCATTGGGAACCAAAGCCAAAGGCCTTGACTCATTAACAACGCTGCAAAGGCACCAACCACAATACTACCCCAATACAATGACATACTAACAGCCAAAATACTAGCAGTTAACAACACGATTGCAATTTGAAATGCTGAACCAGCAAATGTCAACCAAGGACCAGACTTACGAATCACATCACGTTCCGATTCAAGTGCATATGCCTTAGCCATAAGTTCTTTTTTACCTTCACCTGTTGCAGGCTCAGATTCGTATCTATTGATTTTTGCAGTTAATTTATCCGCTTTATCAAATTGTTTTCTTTCAATAGCATCATCTCTAGCCATTTCAGCAAGAGTTTGCTTGATAGATTTTGCCTGAAAGAATGCCCATGTATCATTGGCCTTGATGGTATTGTTCAATACTTTGGAACTATTACCGGAAGAAATGTATGTGTTGATTGCCAATAAGGCAGCAAGTACAGTAATTAACCAACCGGCTTTGTCTTTAATCTGTGCTTCTCGTTCCGAACGGGATAAGGTTTTCTTTTCTTCTGTCATTTTATTTCCTTATTAATTTTTTTCGCCACTGGTTTTTTGACCGGTGATCGAGTGGGTCTACGCCCAATAATTTCTTTGTGTTTGATTACCATGACTAACAAAATCAAACTAAGATTGATAACAATAATCATGGTCCAGGCTGCTGTCATATAAAACAAGTATTGTGCTTGTAATCTATTCACCACAGACACATAGAAGTTGTTTGTGGTGTCAAGAATTTCTTTCTTGTATTTTTTGTAATCATCACCAAACATTAACATTTGTGCTGATGTATAATGATGCATTTGTAATTCAAAATTTATTTCAGGCTTGCCTTTATCGATCCAAGCAAATGCTTCGACTTCCAACTTGGCAAGATTATTGCTCATTTTTTCTGCTCGTAAAAGAGTGTCGAGTTCAGATTGTACAAACGATATTTCTTTTACTCTTTTTTCGAATGATTTTGTGACGCCTTGATCGTCCGGCAGATCGCCTTTGCGTACCTTCAGCACATTGTTGAATTCTGTCCTCCAAGATTCGTTTTTGGTTGTTACAAAATATCTGGCATAGTTGGTCAAATCGTCTGATGACTTGGCCATGATACGACTAAGTGAAGCTGCGTGATTCAGTGTGTCCAACTGAGTTTCTGCACTTTTGAAACAACTTAACACAGCCAGACTACTGAGGAATATAACTCCCGAAATAACATAAGGAGTTCGTTTGAATTCTAAAATTTTATCTAGTATTTTCATGTGAATGTTTTCATTAATAAGCTCAGTAGTTGTTTTACTTCGGCTTGGTAGTTGGTAAGGATAATCATAGCTAAGCCCAGAGTTGCCGTAGGCAAACTTTTTGTTGCAGGCGAAGCTGGCGCTGGTGCTACTATTTTTCTTCTAGTAGTAACCCGTTTCCTTACCATTTTAATTCCTTTACTTTACTGATTCGAATATGTTTTTTTGTACACCATACCATTCAATCCAAGCATCATTTTTTACAGCACACTCATAGTATGTGGTGTAGTTTAAAGTAATTGTTCTGGACACATCACTCAATTTTGCATCATCTTTCAATTTTTGCAAATTTGGACATGATTCTCGAACAAACTTTGGTGGTTCAGGAAACTTCATCACCACGGGTACTGTAGTAGAACAACCAGTCAACAATACAACCAATAATACTGCCAGTTTCATTTTAATTTCTCCGCGGCTCTGTTGTGTGCTGCAACAAATTCTTCTGGTATAACACAAGTATTATCATACTTCACAACTTCACGGTCAATATACTTAAGTACATCTTGGCCACGCTCACGAACAATCTGTGTCTTGTTGACATACTTAGTTTCTACCTTAATTGTTTCTTTCACTGATTGTTGTTCAGCAACCGATACTTTATCCTTCAACTCTTTCATATCAGCCAATAGAGATTCACTGCCTTTAACTGCACCAGTCATAAACAAACCAGCTGCCAAGGCAAGATAAGAAATTACTTGAGCGGCAGCTCTATAGTAAAAAGGTACGAATCTACTAAATGATATTCCTAATATACCAATTGCAAGTATACCATAAAATACCCAATGAGGAACAAACTGTAAGTACGACATTACTGAGGAGTTCTACGTGGTACATATGAAATGAATGAAGGCACTTTTTTCTTCTTAACACCAGGTTCAACAGCTGGTGGCAATGAAGTCTCTGCGCCGGTGCCAACAGAATTGGTTGGTGCATCTTCTTTCATATGGCCATATTTCTTTTTGTACCAATCTTTCATACCATGTGTCTTGCGATAGTGTCTTACTGTTGCAGAATCGTTTGCTTGGTCACGATACTTGTTCTCCGCGGTCACATTATGTGACTTCATAGCTTCTGCAGCTGCATGTGCATCTTTGGCAATATGAACCAATGCCTCATCAGACTTCTTGTGATATTCATGGCCTTCTAATGGATGGCGTTGAGAAGGTCGACCTTCTTCTAAAACTGTATACTCATTAAACTTTATCATTTTATGTTCCTTAATACTTCTGCAATTCTCATATCAACCGGAATATCAGAAGATAGTAAATCTTGTCCTTTGATGCCTCGTATAACCTGTGGCATGTAATTTAAAAATAGCAAATACGTTTTCAACACAGCATAATCATCTTTGGCCACTTTAAAGAATAACATTCTAGTCGCAACTTCTACACCAAACACATTGTATATAACGATTAAGTGATTCAACACCAACCTCTCACGCATCTCACTATACCTACGGTACCTTTGAAATAGTCGCTTGAGGTAATTAAACCTCTTCATGTCCTCTTTAAACTCACTCATTATGCAGTCAGGCTTATCATAAGACTTTGCTGCATATAACATTATATTATCAGTATTCAAATTATCAAAGGACATTAATCTTCTTCTGGTTCTTCGGTGACTAGTTCGTTAATTGTTTCGTGGTCACCCACTTGTGCATAAAAATCATAATTACCTGCGTCTGATTGATAGTACAACAAATACAAATAAATCGTATTATCCGGATTATCAAACTGCTGAATATCAAAGGTGATTTCGTCACCTTCTACATCCAATTCATATAGCGCAGGTATATCCAGTCCGTAAGAATTTAATACCTTACGAACTTTTTGTATACCATCTTGTGCAACTTTAAAGCCATCAACATTCAATTCTCTGTATAATTGAGAGTTGATTTCAGATACCACAATAGGATTTTGAACCGATGATGAGGATTCACCAGTCGGTTCGTGTGCATCTTTGGCCTGATTAGGTTCTATGTTATAGAACTCGTTGAGGAACGATTTAAATGTCATATCTAATACTGGAGTCGAAACTCCAGTTACTATTAGGTATTGGCGAACATTACGTTGTCGTTGGCACCAGTGGCTGCGTCAGAACTCATACCACCAGCAACCAGGACTTCAGTTTGAACACGGCCGGTGCGACTACCAGTACCTTGTTTAATTAGAACCCATCCTGTGTGAGCAGGTTTGTTTGCTTTGTTTGATGATAATGCGATTTCAGCATCTGATACTCCGAATACACCAACTGCGGCACCAGTAACGAAAACGCTGGCTGTTGAGTTAGCATATAAGTCGTGACCATTGTTGGATACACCTAAACCACCGGCAACTGCCCACTTTGGAGCACCTGTGTTTGCGTCTGTTGTTGAAAATAAAGGCATGTTTTTCTCCTAGAATTATTGTTATATTTATGTGTTGTCAACTTTTTGAATCTGCGAATCCAAAACTGGATTGGCTTCAAACTTATCAGATTTAACAGATTTCTTCTTTTTGGCAGAATCTGCTGCATCTTTAATAATTTCCGTTTTGCGTGATTCGACTAATGATGACTCTTTCATCGATTTAGCACCCACACTATTAGCTTGTCTTGCACCGGCAGCTTTCATTGCTGTACGTGCCAAATGTCTGACCCTAGACTGTGCTGTATGAACTGCGCCAGATTTATCTGTTATATCAGTCGGTGTTTTTTTGTATGGACCGTCAAATGGTGGTTTGTTATCATCAGCTGCCTTTTGACGAGCTTCAATGGAATTTTTGTAATTTGGTTCATCCATAGGCTTAAATGCTTCCGCCACACCTTTTTGCATAGGCTTTTGTTCTGGTTTCTTTGGCTGTAGAACTTCACGACCTCTTTGCTCTGATGCTTCGCGTTTTTGCTTGATACGTTCTAGAGCATTATGCATTCTTACGGCAACAGAAGATGCTTCTGCAATTGGTTTAGCAACAGTGGTCTTGCCACCTTTCTTTACCAGAGTTTCTTGTGCAGAAGAACCAGTTGGGTCATCACCAATTTCTTTTGCTTCATTGGTTGGTTTTGCAACTTTTCGTGCTTTAGTTTTATGTAAATTTGCAAATGTACCATAGGAATCTTTACCTTGGTGTTTATTCACAACCAAATTATTTCCTTCAACTTTGTGTACTCTGTGAGTATGACCGTTGACAACATCTTTTACAAAATCACCTGGTTTAAAACTTTCAACTTCGACCTCTTCATCAATCTCACTCATCATATAGTTAGCAACTGTTGAGATATAATCTTCTGCTAATGTAATTTTAGATTGAACCCACTCAGGAAGATTATCATTATCTTTTAGCATGTCGTGAACTCTCTGAGCATTGTTAATTACGCTTTGTAATTGGCCACGAGCCATATCACCTTCGTAATCATACTCAGTTTTTTCTTTTGCCTCAGAGACAGATTTCCAACCACCACCCATCTCTTTATACTTCTTTGCAGCCCAGCCATTGGCATAAGCAGAAGGGTAAACATCGAACTTAGATTTAGCCTGTGCCTTGGCCTGTGCCCATTTTTCAGGACTTGTTGGCACATTTTTTTCGTTTAAGTATTCCATATCTTCACTTATCTTTCCTTTTCCAAAGTTGGACACGTTAATTGGTTCACCCTTTCTCTCAGGATTAGGGTCATGTTTTCTCTTAGATGCAACGGCAGATGCTCTTTCTTTTTTAGTTAAAGACGCTCGCTTTTCGTTAGACATACATTTTGGTTTAGGTTCACCAGGTTCTCTTGCACAAGGACCAATTGCTTCACCTTTACTGTTGATTCTTTTCCAACCACCTTCTGGATCAGTCTTACTAAACCATTTGCGTAAATCTTCATTCATATCTTCTTCTGGTGAAGATTCTTTTACGCAAGAACCTGGAGAATATGGTTTTTTACCTGGTACACGTTTATAATTATCCCAACAAGGACCACTGTCTTCTTGCCGAATTGCTTTAAAAACTTTAGATGCTGGTTTAGCCATCATTCACTTTTCTTGGATGTTAAGTATGCTTTCAGTCCCATCATTCCGCGTTTCTTTGGTGCCAATCCGTGTTCTTCAGTAACTGGTTTCTTTTTCTTTTCAGCTTCAATCTTTTTCAATTCAGCATCAGATGGTCCTTTTACATATTCACCTTCAGGTTTCGATGCGCCATATGCACGACCTTTAATCATCGTTCTTCCGTCTGGACCTGGAGTATATTCGTCCAACTGTTCAACTTCTTCTTTGGCCAAACGAGAAACAGCTTTACCAATACCAGAAAGACGTTTTTGTTTTGTTGCGTCATCTTCATCTGAATATTTTTCTGCTGCAGCTTTTACACGGGGATTTCTTGCTCTTAAGCTTACGTAAGCCATGCCAACTGAACCTGCAGCATTTCTTGCAGCGTTATCACTAGCTTTATTCACATAAGAACCAAGAGTTGATTTTGACAACTCATCAATCTGTTCAACTTCTTCTTTAACTGGTGCGTCTGGTGCATGTTTCTTTTTTAAATATTTGTCGACCTTACGAGCATATTCGTCTTTTACTTCTTCGTTTGTTGACTTTTTAGCTAAATTCATTGCATCACTATAACCTGGAATCTTCGATAGTTTTTTTAGACGCTCTGGATCTTTTGCAGTTTCATTACCAGCTGCAACCAATCTTTTTTGACGAGCATCAAAATCTTCTTTAGATTCTTTTTTGGCTTCGTCAACTTGCTCAGCTTCTTCTTTCTTCATTCCTTTTTTAGCACGAAGCTTCTTGAAGTCATCAGCAGTCAATTCGTCTTTCTCTGGCTCATGTACATCCAACTTTTGTTGGTTTGGATGCAGAGCTTCACCCATAATTTTTGCAACTGCTGCTGCAACTGATTGGTTAATTTTATCTTTAAATTCCATGATAGTTCCTATTTTGATTAATTATTATTAACAATTCCATTTGCGTAGCGCTAATGCTTTGCGTGTTGGTTCGCCATTTGGTTTCTTCATTGGTCCGTCAACACCACCCATCCTTGCACAGAATGATTTGCGTCTGTTCGCGGCTTTTGAGCCTGCTTTTAGTTTTGATGGTGGAGTTGTGACCGCCATCGATAGTTTAGAACCTGGATTTTCTGCACGATAAGAAGCAATACCTTTGCGGTTTAAACCACCTGCGGGATTCTTTCCTTCTTTTCTCTGCCATGCTGCAGATTCTATAAATTGTTTGAGTGTTTTCATGCACCAATCGCTTTGTTAGATTTGAATGATAACAAAGAAATACCTTTTTTCTTTAACTCATCTTCTTTTTGAGCACCAATAGAGGCACCGGTTTCATCACCTTGCATCTCTACAACTTGTGATGCTTTACCGGTTCTCTTCTTAATCTTCTCACCCATGTCACGGCCGATGCTTTCACCAGACGCAGCCATGGATAGTCCAGGTTCTATGCCTTTGTCAATGGACTCTTTGATCTTCTCGGCTTGGCGTTCCCTGATTTTTGTGAGCGTGAGTTTTTTGCTGGAATCGGTTTCGCAACCGGCAAGCTCGGTGATTTGGCCACCGGTTTCTTTACTGGTGCTGGTGCTTTTACCGGAGGTGCTTCTACCACTGGTGCCACTGTCTCTAGCACTGTAGCCTTCAGTAAAGCTGGTTCCTGTGCCGATTGTATGCGACTCAAAAGTTCTTTGATAAATTTCATCATTTCTGTTCTCCTTTAATTTAACGACATAACCCTTACCTTGTTGCGCCACTTCACCATTTTTGGTGTGTGCTTCTTTTGCAGCTGACCGGCGCAACATAAAAATTCTGGGATTTCCATTCTTATCAGTGATATATTTATCATTTGATTCAAATTCTTTACCAACTAATTTAACACCAGACACATCCTGAATTAACTTCCAGGCATCGCCGTGTTTGTTGTTGGCCATGTGTGATTTAAATTCTTTCTTCTGTTCAGGTGTGGCTTTCTGATGAAACTTCATAACTTCCATCATACCGATATTGCCGGTATATGCTGCCTCTTGAATTTTCTTCATCGATGAACCAGTTGTTGGTACACTGACCTCACCTGGTTTTTCTCTTGGTACTTCAACCAACTTACCATTGACTGAGTGATGTGTAACTTTACCTTGTTTACCATAACGACCAAAACCATAGTATGATAGTCCAAGTTTGTGTGCTTGGTCAGCGGAGGCACCTTGGCCATCGGCATGTGCAGACAACTCTGCCTGATTTGGTGGTACTGCAAATCTGTTCTTGCGTTCCATTTCAGAAGCAATCCACATCTCAGCTGGTTCACTCTTAGGTGGCGCCTGTGTGAATTCACGGACGTTCTTAAAGATATCCATCAACTCCATTTTCTTTTGCTTGACAAGTTCTGGGTCTGCCGAGCGCAGGTCTTCCGAATTGTCAAACTCAATGTAGTTTGTGCCGAATAACTTGGCATATTCTGTGCGTGAGTTCTGTACCGAATCCCACTTCTCTTTACGTACGGTTTCAGGCACGGCACGACCACCTCGTTGGCCACGTTCTATGTTTCTCTGTGCAGATATATCATCACGTGTATTGACCAGAAGCATTTTGGTATCATAACCAAGTTCCTCAAGTCTTGCTTTAATCTTTTTAGTTTTTTCAAGATCATCGCCGGTGCCGTTGATAATCAAACCATTACGACCTAGTAGTGCCAAACGCTGGCGCAAATCTGTAATTGATTTCGCACGACCACGAACAAAGTTGCGTTTTTCTTCTTCAGACTTAGGCATCTTTTTATCAAGGCCTTCTTTGTCCATCATAAATTCTAATGCTTTGTCTGAATTGATTTCAGTTAGACCATGGCCAGATAATGTGTTGTCGAGTACATAGTCTTTACCAGAACCTGGACCACCTGCCAAGAATACTGCCTTGAAGATAGATGCATCATGTACACCTTCACTTAACAACTCATTGAATGAATCGTCAATAGATTCAGCAAACAAAGATTCAAATAATTCGTCTGCTGTTTCGTTCATATTTCCACCGATGTATTTGTCTAAAAGTTGTTTTACTTTATTTTCTTTTGTAGCTCTCGGATACAAGTCACCAATGATAGTTTTACGACCAGCATCATCTGCTTTGGTGTACATTGAACGTATTTGACTGCCAGAATAAACTTCTTTGCCATTCACTTTAAAGACATGTTTTTTGGTTACATAAACATATCCATGACCACCTTTTGGATCAAATGATACACAATCTTTAATTGATTTGAATGGTTGATAGTAAGCAGGTGAACCATCTTTTTTAGTGTAGTTCATCGGATCACGGTCACTACGAACCAGTATAAGAATGTCTTTCTTAGGATCGTATTGAGAAAGAATTTCCGTTGGATTAACTGGTTGTGCAACTTGAACAAACTTATCTTTAACGCCTGCTTGCTGGGCTAAGAATTGTTTGTCTTTGAATGGGATTGGTCGATTCTTGGTATCGTTGCTAGCTGCAACATAGAAATCGGCAGAAGAAAAAACACGTTTAGCTTGATCGTAACTGCTTGTGTGTCCAGCATGGAATGGTTGAAAACCACCGCCGTAAACGACAATAACTTTAGGTTGGCCTTTGGCCTCTTGAAAAAACTGACTAAATTTCATTTCCGCCTCTGCAGCAGTTAATATTATACTCTATTTATGTATTCACGAATTTCACCAACCCAATCAGAACACACACCAAAAGCATTAAGAGATATAGTTTTCTTGGTTGTCCAAATATTCTCTGGCATCACCAATACAGTCAACTGGTTCACTGGTTCTTTACCAGGATATGCCCAAACATAACCCCAGTTAGTCATTGTGTAATCATCAACATTGTGCCAGAAACAGTGCAGTTTGTTTTTTAGACAATAACTGAATGCTTCTTTGTTTTTGCAGTGAATCCAAAGTGTTTGTTTACGTGCAGTTAAAAACTCAGAATCCACCAAGTATTGCGGCGCATCGTGGCCAAAATATAAAGCATCATCGACACACCATAAATCCACTTCAACTGAGAAACCATCTTCAATAGCTAAATCGATATAATCTGGATTATTTTCTAAATGTGGTTTAGGACCAGAAGTATTACCACGGTGTGCAATTAGTATCATACGTTTATCACAACTCCTAAGTTTTCACCAGAAGGATGTGGAAGTTTAATCTCAACCTTCTTACCAATCTTATTGAATAGGTGGTTGTGTACTGCTTCCGAGAAACTTTTAGGATACACATCATGAAATGCCAAAACATACTTTTCACCAAGCAGTGGCAAGAATGCATCGATATCTTTAATCATTTGTTCAGGGAAATGTCCTGCGTCAATGAATACAAAATCTAGTTTCTCAGAGAAATGTCTACGTACACAAGTCTCTGTGTCATCCGGACTCCAACCAATCTCTGGAAAAAGTGTGTCTTCTAAACCAAATTGCTCAATCAAATATTTAACTGATTTGTAACCATCGGCCTTATCATACACTTCACGTTGCATATCTCTGTAGTGACCTGGATTGCCTTTAGATTCTTCAATGTAAGCATCCATCGTTACAATCTTACCACCAGTCTCTTTGAAACCTAGGCCTATTGCGGTTGAACTGATACCGAATGCGGTTGCACATTCATAACCACGTTGTAGATTGTGTTCTACAATTAGATTTCTCAGAAAGTTAAATTCTTCTTCTTTGATAGAGTAGGGGTAAGGATGATTACTCATCTTAAGGTTACCTCTGCCGCTATCAGAATAGGTTACTGGTCCATCTTTTAATTCTAAGATATCTTTAAACGTATTACTTGTCCAATTCAACATAAGGTCCTTTTGGTGTGTGCATGAGAGTTCTATTTAGATTTATCTCCTGCCATTTGAATCCCAGATTTTTAATATGTTGCGTTGACATTACATGAGGACATAATAGATCGGTTTGCTTGTAGACAGAACCAATTACTGTAATCAACTTGGTGAAGAACATCATTGATATAAAATTACCAACTTGCATCACATCACCCGTGCCTTGACCTAAGTGATTTCTGGCTGCAACAGTATAGAATACATTTGGATCAAAATCAGGCAGGTCATCGTGTATCAACATATCAGGTCGCATACGAATCACCAAATCATATGATGTTTGTAGTCGAGCAACATGTGTTTCAAGTATAGAGAAACCTTGATGCATCTTATAGAACATCGACAATATGTTTTTTGGTCGGTGTGCATAGTTTGTAAAGTTTTCACCACAAGCCTCAAAGTGTTTATTGAAATCTTCCCAGTACTCTTTTACGTAGTGTACTGGTTTGTATGTGTCCAATATTTCATCATCAACAATTTGTGGTGCGCCTTCATAAATGCCTGTTTCATTTTGTTTATCACCAGGAATCCAATAGGCCTCATCGTCCCATGTATGAATGTAGATATCAGGATTGTATCGGTCAATGATCTTTTCTTTGAAATTAGGAAACACCTCTTTCCAACAACGGAGGTGTCCTGTCAATACGACTGCAACTTTCATTTATGGTTCTCCAAGAAGTAATTCAAATCTTCTGGAGTACCGATGCCCCACATTTTAGGAACATCTTTAACACGAATTTTTTTGCCATCAGCGATTGCTTCATTGAATACTGGACACACATAGAATTCTCTGTTGGTACGAATATCCTTCTCAATCATTTGTTCAGCATACTTAACATAATCAGAACCTTTTTTCCAATAGTAGATACCGACAGTTGCGATATCCGAAATTGGATTCTTCTCTGCTACCTCTGTGACAAAGCCGTCATCTCCGAGTTTTGCGAATGACCACTTTGGATGGGTTGCCCTAAAGGTAACAATACCACCATCAACACCGTCAGCAGTAAAAGCATAGAGACATTCATTTGAGTTCCACTCCACATATTGGTCTGAGTTTGCCATCAACAATGGCTCATCGTTGTTGATGAGTTCTTTAGCTAACAGCGTTGTACATGCTGCGCCTTCTGTCAAACTATTAACCTGTACGATATCACAACCAGGTGAAATTAAGTTCAACAACTGTTTTAGGTTATATTTATCGTAGTGATTTTTTTGTACGATATAGATGAAGTGTGCCTCAACATTTAAGTTCTCAGTCACAACTTGAATCATTGGTTTGCCATTAACTTCAATCAATGGTTTTGGGAATGTGTAACCAGCTGCTGCAAATCTACTACCAGCGCCAGCCATAGGAATTAGTACGTTCATTTTCTTATCTCTCCATGGTATCATTTTCTTAATTACACCGTTAAGTGTATCGATTGCTTCATCAATTTTTTCCATCGTCAAGTCATGTGAATCTTTAACTGGAACCAAGTGGGCACCAGAATCTAGTGCGCCTTGGCGGCCAATGTGACTGTCTTCAATGATAACTGTATTTTTAGGAAGTACATCCAATGCGGTCATACATTGCCAGTACATCTCTGGATATGGTTTAGTTCGTTTCACATCTTCATTGGAGACATAATAGTCAACATATTCCATCACACCAATAGACAATAGTGCAAGTTTAACTGTTTCACGAATAGAATTACTTGCGATAGCAATCTTAATTCCACCCATGCTCAACTTGGCAAACATTTGCCTAAGTCTGTTGTTCTTTGGGAATTGCCTAATCAGGTTGAATGTTGCTGTTTGTTTATCTTGCCAAATCTGATTGAAATACTTGCGGTCAAGTCCTTTTTTTTCAGACAACATCTCAAGTTTCTTTGTGGTGTTTAGGCCATCATATAGACTCAAGTGTTCTTCACGTGTGATAACAAACTTATCACCAACTCTACTCAGAGCAGCATTCAATGCTTCATAGTGTAGTTCACGGGATTCAATCAATACACCATCAAGGTCGAAAATTACTAATTTATTTTGCATCTCTATGCCACTTATTATGTTTCACAATACTGTTACCATTACATTTCACCACATATCTATTACGCACTCGGAGAGACCATTCAACATCTTCAGCCTGTCCGTGTGTGAGTTCTTCATTGAATGGATTATCTAATGCGACTTGTTTTTTCACCAGAAAGTATCCACCAGATATGTACATATAGTTAGTACGTGACCAATCATCATGTCTCAATGCTGTATAACGTGGAAATACAGGATCATCCCATGTAACCCAATCAGTGAAGTGTCTCTTGTCATTGATGAGTAGTTGTTTATTAGAACAGATATGCCATTCTTCACCAAACTCCAAGAAGTTCTTGTACCAATCTTTGTCAAACACATAGTAGTCGTGCATCAATACGATGTTGTCATACTTGGCTGATTGTACAATGGTGTTTTTCTTGCGTGTTACCCAACCAGGTTGCTGAGTCTCATCAAAATAGATATGTGTTACATCAACCATATCTTCTTTCTTCTCACCACCAATAATTAAAATTTCATATTCAGGTATTTGTAGTGACCTGATAGAGGATATTACTTCGTTGATTTGCTGTTGATTAGAATAGTCTGTTGTTATACCAAAAGTTATTTTCATATTAATTTCAAAATGTCATTTACTGTGTTTTTAATCAAATGGGCGTTCATCACATATTCATATGCATCATCAAGTTTGGATTGTGGCACACCTTTAAAATCAATCATATATTCACGCAGAACAGAATCATTATTATAGGTGAAACCGAAATCTTTCAATACTTTGGCACCTGCAATGCTGCGTGATGCCCATGCTGTTCTATTCAACATTGATTCCAAAAGAACCAATCCAAATCCTTCTGAGTGTGAGTGCATGATGTAAAGATCGGCATCTCTGATGGCAGACATAACATCGTTGCGGTCATCAATCATCATTACTTTTACATTTTCAGAATCTGGCGGCATAATATCGTGACGATTATCATAACCAGTCAGTACAAGTGTAATATCATCACGGCCGACAGCATTAAATGTTGTAATCAATTCGTGAAATGCTTTGTTAGGCCAGAATCCACCGCATGACAAGAACATATATGGTGTTGTGATTCCATGTTTTTCACGAAATCCAGTTACACCAGTAGAAATGTTTGCATCAATGCCATGTGATACACGAACCGATTTATCACGATGGCCGTGTTTGACTGTTGAGTCCCAATCTTCTTTCGTAGAACATCCAATGTACTTAACATGTTTCATTGCATGTTGATACACAGCGCTATCAGATGGTTTAATCAACATGAATAACATTGGTGAAGGAATTCTTTGTGAGTTCATCAGTGCAACATCTTGTACACCAACATCACCACCATGAACAACAATCAAATCAAAGAGTTCTGAACCCATAATCTGAAAGTCACTTGTTACTTTAACTCCGTTCAAATCACCTTTGTGTTCACCTGCAAGTACGGTTACATCATGTCCTCGGCTGAATGTTTCTTCGGCCATATCACGCACATAATTTTCAGAACCACCAGGATACGGAGCATATCGGTGAACAACATATAATATCTTAGCCATATTTTGCTTCAATAATCTTTCGCCATGCAGGCACTCTATCATATTGGTGAACGATCACATACTCTTTATTCTGTGATGTTACTACTTTATCTAGTTCCATATGTGGAGATGGTTCTAACAAAAATGGTCTAAACTGGTCGACCTTACTTGGGTCGGCAGTTGTGCCAAGTTGACATGCCCATGCATCTTCTGATTTTGTATATCGACAAGTTGACTTATATGGTTCTTGTGAAATCAGAAAGTTGAATGTGGACTGGTCACAAATTGGAATTGGTTTGTTGAGAGAAGATGAAAATATGTTCAAGCACAAATCACGCATCGCTACACCACGGCCAGCTAATACACCAACATTGTAAATAGGATTGTCTTTGAACCTATCATAGATGAATTGACCATAAGTTTCCAACAAGTTTTGGTTACCCCATGGTTCATCTTTGTACAAAATGCTTTCAGAGGAGAACATCAACAGTTGGCGTTGACCCATATGTTTCTCAATGTGTTTGAATGGGTCACTTTGGAAAATAACATCTTTAACGTCAGTCGTAATGACATAACGATACTCAT